GAATATCGCCTGCCCGAAGAAGTCACGGAACTTGAAACGCATTGCGCCATCAAAAAAGAAGGCGTTCAGCTTGGTGTAATTGCCCAAGAATTGCAAGCCGTTTTACCTGACTGCGTTAAGACCGAATCAACTGGCGTATTGTCTGTTGACTCCGATAACTTGACTTGGTACTTGGTCAACGCTATCAAAGAACTCAAGGCAGAATTTGATGCCTATAAATCCACCCACCCTTAACTTGAAGGACTTACCATGACTACTTTTACCACTACCGTAACTCAAATGTTCACTCTGCCTCAAGAGGCAGGGCAAACCGATGTTGTTGTCAACGTCAACTACCTCGTCACTGGGGTAGACGGCACATACACCGCCGACATTGGCTTCAGCCAGCAGTTCACCATCCAGCAGGGCGAGGCGTTCACGCCCTACGCTCAACTGACCCAAGCCCAAGTGGTTGGCTGGGCTGACCCGCAGACCGTGAGCAATATGCAAGCGTGCGTGCAGGGCCAGATTGACAGCATGATTACCCCACCCGTGTCTCCGACATCGCAAGCACTGCCTTGGGCCGCATAACGGGAAGCCACCACCCGACCTTGGTGGCGCATTGAAAGGACGATGATGGCAAATACTAAAACCCCCATCTCTATTGACGGCGTTGAGTACCAGTTTGAAGACATGACCCAAGAGCAGCAAATCTTGGTCAACCATGTCGCGGACTTAGACCGCAAACTTGACTCAGCAAAATTTAACGTAGACCAAATGCAAGTTGGTCGGGATGCATTCTTTGGGTTCCTCAAGAACTCCTTGGCGCAACCCGCAGTGACCGACGCAACCGTAGTGGAGTAAACGTGGAAAACCAGCAATTATTTAATCTTGTCGTGGTGATTGCTGGGTTTCTGGCCGCATACGTCTTGAACAACATGACCCGTCAGATTCAGAAGCTCGAAGACAAGGTCAACGCGATGCCGACCACCTACGTCATTAAGGGCGACTACCGCGAGGACATCGCCGAGGTGAAGACCATCTTGAAGCAGATATTTGACAAGCTGGACAGCAAGGCTGACAAATGATTGATCCGTTCACCGCATTTGCAATGGCACAGGGTGCCGTAGCTGGCATAAAAAAGCAGTTGCTCTTGGCAAGGACATCCACAGCCTTTATAAAGAATTCAGCAGTTTTTACCAAGCAGCGGACACGGTTCACCTAGCAAGCAGCAAGGCGCGGATTGCTAGTATTGGAAAGACGAATGCACAAATCAGTTCTGAAGCTCTCCAAATTGCACTGGCATCCAAAGCACTGCGGGAACATGAGAAGGAACTGAAGGACATACTCTTCTATAGCGGAAATGCTCCGGTCTGGGAAGAGATGATGGCAGAGCGGACTAGGCTGGTTAAGGAACGCAACACGCTGGAGAGAGAAGAGGCGGAACGCAAGCAGAAGGACAAGGAAGTGAAGGTAGCAATTATCATGAACACGCTTTGGATTTCCGGTGCGTCCGCTATTGTTGTGCCATTGGTGAGTGTGGCATTTCACGTTATCACAAATAGGGGTTTCTAATGGAATGGCTCAAAACTATTGCACCAACAGTCGCCACGGCGCTTGGTGGGCCTTTGGCGGGCATGGCCGTAGCCGCTGTTTCCAAAGCGCTTGGGTGCGACCCTGAAGAGGTGCAGGGCATCATCGGCAGCGGCAAGCTAACTGCCGAGCAGGTGGCATCCATTCAGCTTGCTGAACTGGAACTGAAGAAGCAGGCCCAGTCGATGAACCTCGACTTTGCCAAGCTCACTGTGGAAGACAGAAAATCTGCGCGTGACATGCAGATTGCCACCAAATCCATGCTTGTGCCATCACTGGCAATTCTTATTGTCAGCGCGTTCATTGGTGTGGTGATAGCAACGCTGGGCGGGTTTGCCGTTGTCGATTCCGTACTGGCAGGCACTTTGATTGGCTACATATCGGCAAAGGCCGAGCAAGTGGTCAACTTCTACTTTGGCTCGTCTGCTGGCAGTAAAGAAAAGACAGAACTGCTGTCCAAGGCGGAGGCCATCAAATGAAGGCCAAGCTGACGTTCTTTGTGACCCTGATGGTCAGTTTTACCCTGTGCGTGGTCATCATTGGCATGGTCGCTGTGCTGATGGCTGGCCTGTTTGACCCAATCGTGGACAACGGCGAAATTTTCAAGCTCATCTCGCCAGCGTTTCAGACCATCGTCGGTGGCTTCATTGGCCTGCTGGCTGGTGTGAAACTGTCCCACGGCGAAACTGACAAGGAGCCAGCGCCATGAAAGAAAACTTTGACGCCTCCTTTGCCCGCGTCATCAAGTCTGAGGGCGGGTACGTCAACGACGCGGCAGACCATGGCGGTGAAACCAATTTGGGCGTGACCATCGGCGCTTGGGGCGCATACCTTGGCCGCGCCATTCAGCCCGGCGAGATGAAGGCGTTGACCGTGGACACCGTCAAACCGTTCTACAAGTCCATGTACTGGGACAAGGTGAAGGGCGACGACCTGCCCGTAGGCGTCGATTACGCCGTTTTTGACTTTGCGGTGAACGCAGGGGTTGGCCGGGCTGCAAAGTTCCTCCAACGGGCTGTGGGAGCGGTAGACGACGGTGTTATCGGACCCGGTACGCTGGCCTTGGTGGCCAAAATCACCCCGGGAAAGCTGCTGCAAAACTTTGCCGAGCAGAAGGAAGCGTTTTACAATACCCTCGCCGACAAAAACCCGACCCAACAGAAGTTTCTGAAGGGCTGGCTTGCCCGTGTGGACCATGTACAGACGGCGGCTACTTCGATGCTGGCATAAGGATCAACAATGGCTACGACCGCTTACGCTCTGACCTACGATGGTCTGGCCACTTTGGTGCTCCAGTATCTGGAGCGCAGTGACGCTGCGGTTGTCAACTTCATTCCCACCGCCGTCATGCTGGCGGAGTTTGAGATCGCGCAGGACATCAAGACCCTTGGCCAGATGATCGTGGCCGACGGCACAATGACCATCAACAACCCGGTGCTTGCCAAGCCCGCGCTGTGGCGCAAGACGGTCTCCATGACCCTTACCCTTGCCAGCGGTGAAAAGCAGCCGGTGTACCTGCGCAAGCTGGAGTATTTAAGCAGCTACGCGCCTGACGTGACCGCCACCGGCACGCCGCTGTACTACGCCGACTACGACTACGACAACTGGTTCATCGCCCCGACGCCCAGCGCTAATTTTGCTTTTGAGGCGCTTTGTTACACCCGGCTGACCCCGCTGTCGTCCAGCAACCAAACCAACTGGCTTACCCGAAACGCGCCCAACGCTCTGCTCTTTGGCACGCTCAAGCAGACCGCGCCCTTCCTCAAGGACGACGCCCGGTTGGCGGTGTGGTCGCAAATGTTCGACAAGGCAATGGCCGCGCTGAAGGTTGAAGACCAGCTCCGCATCGGTGACCGCCAAGCAGTAGCACAGGACTCTTAACATGACCACGTATACCAACCCGTTCACCGGCCAGACCATCAACCCGTCGCAGGTCAGCTATGAGTCGTTGACCATTGCGGCCAATACTTTGCTGGACTGGCCCATCAACGGCACGACCGGTACTCCAACGGCCAACATCATCGACGTCACGGCCTCCGTAGCAAGCCTGAGCCTAATCTTGCCTCCGGCGACGCAGGTATCCACCGGGCAGACGGTGCTGGTGCGCAATACCGGCTCCAACTCCTTCACGGTCACAAGTTACGCGGCCACCGGCGTCGGTGCGACCATCGTCACAATAGCTTCCGGCATTGCCCAGTACATCTACCTGACCAACAACTCCACAATTGCCGGTACTTGGGCCAGCGTGACGCTGGGCGCGGGTACGTCGTCCGCTAACGCCTCCGCGCTTGCCGGGTATGGCCTGACAGCTTTAGGGATTACCCTCAACCAGTCGTACAGCACGACTAGCTACTACTCCAACACCACTTTGCCGTCAACCATTCGCGCCCAGCTTGCGCTGTGGGCCAGCGGTGTGGGCACCCTGACAATGCCGTCGGCGGCTACCGTTGGCGCGGGCTGGTTCTGCATGATCCGCAATGGCGGGACTGGCATCCTGACCCTTGCGGTAACCGGGGCCGACACCATCGACGGGGCGTCATCGCAGCAGCTCCAGCTCACTGAATCGCTGGTGATCGTGTCGGACGGCACGAATTGGAATACCTTTGGCTACGGGCGGTCCAGCACCTTTGTCTATACCCAGCTATCGGTCTCGGTGACCGGCGGCACGCTGACACTGTCCTCCGTGCAGGCTGCCAACACGGTCCAGCTTTATTCCGGTGCGCTGACGTCTAACCAGATTGTGGTCGTCCCATCCACGGTGCAGTTGTACTCCGTCACCAACAACACCACGGGCTCGTACTCCTTCACGGTGAAGACGGCTGTGTCGGGCGGCGCTACGGTCACCGTGTCCCAGAACACTTCGCTGATCCTTGTTTGCGATGGCACCAATGTTTACAACGCCGCGTCCGGCTCGTCAAGCTCCATCACTTCGCTGACGGTTGGAAACGGATCGTTGTCGGTTCCATCCATCAAATTCTCCGGCGACCTAAATTCCGGCATCTACTTGCCCAACACCAGCCAAGTGGGTTTTGTCATCGGTAACCTACAGGTCGGCTACTACAACGCCAGCGGCCTCACCATGGCCGGTACGGGCACGTTTGTCGGCGGCGTGTCCGGCGGGACGTTCTAGTGACAGCAAAAGTCGTGTCCATGCAGATCCCCGCTGGTATCCAGCGGGATGGAACCGTGCTTGACTCGCCTTGCTACGTTGACGGTAAATGGGTCCGTTTTCAACGCGGACGCCCGCGCAAGATTGGTGGGTACGACGGCATCTTTTTGAACGCCACGGGCATATCTCGTGGCATGGCTATGACCGCAGTCGGCGGATTCAACTATGTGGTCTCGGGCTACAACAACGGCCTGCAACAGTGGGTCACGGACACCGACGGCGGCGTTGGTTCAGGCCCGTACAACTACACCCTGAACAACTTCACGGCCAACGACGACAACCTGTGGCAGTTCGACATTGCTTACGACTCTACCGGCAACAACACCAACAACTTGGTGGCCCACCCCGGCCAAAATCTACGCTACATCACGTCCACGGTGAACACCCCGGTGCTGTACGGCACGTTCCCGGGCAGCTTTGGTTTGCTGACCGGCGTGACAATCACCGGTGTGGCCGGGCAGTTTGCTTGCTCCCCCTCCAACGTCACGTTCACCGTCAACCAGCAATTGACAATCAGTGGCACTTTTGGTGGCACGGGCAGCATCACCGGGTACGTCAATCCAACAACGTACTTCAT